TACAAGTGTTGCTATCAGCCCTGCTATTTACACCAGCACTTCTGCATTGGCTACGGTTGATGCGTTTCCAGTAGCTGCCGCTGCAATTGTGTTTGTTGGTACAGCATCGACTGCCTATCCGCAAAACATTATCTACCACAAGGACGCCATCACATTTGCTACTGCTGACCTCGTTATGCCTCAGGGCGTTGACATGGCTGCCCGTGCAAACCACAACGGCATCAGTATGCGTGTGGTTCGTGCTTACGACATCAACAACGACCGTATGCCTTGCCGTATTGACGTTCTGTACGGTTTTAGCACTATTCGTCCTCAGATGGCTTGCCGTCTGTGGGGTTGATCTAACTCATTTGAAAGGAAATTATCATGGCTATTCCTAATGGTGCTGGTGGTTACCAGCTTGGTGACGGTAACCTTACCGAAATTAACTTTGTTGTTCAAACAACTCCAACTGCAAAAGCAGCAGCAGCCACACTGACTGCCGCTGAGTTGGCTACAGGTATTGTCACTTACACCGGCGCTGCCGTTGCCTTGACTGTGCCTACTGCTGCTGCTTTGGACGTTGCGTTTTCCAATATGAAGAATGACACTTCTTTTGATTTTGTCATTATCAATACTGGCGCAACAAACGCTGCTACTGTTACAGCTAACACTGGTTGCACCTTGGTTGGTGTTGCTGCTGTTAGTGCTTTGACCTCGGCTCAATGGCGTGTCCGGCATACTGCGGATGCAACATATGTGTTTTACCGAGTAAGCTAAATGGCAGTCATCTACCTACGTCACCCCGTGCATGGGGCAAAAGTAGCTTGCCTTGAGGCCGAGGCCGTTTATGACGAAAAGAACGGCTGGGTGAGGTTTGATGTAGATGAAGAGCCTGTCACGGTAAACGAAATGAAACGTCCCCGTGGCAGGCCCCGAGTTGAGGTTGTTGACGTAGGAGCATAGGGTATGACCACATCTGCTGGCGACCAGATAAACGGGGCGTTGCGCCTGATTGGGATGTTGGCAGAGGCTGAGACACCTTCAGCCGCTACATCTGCTGACGCATTGTCGGCGCTCAATCAGATGATCGACTCATGGAACACTGAGCGGTTGTCGGTGTTTACCACGCAAGACCAAGTGTTCACTTGGCCTGTAAGTCAAGCTACACGCACGTTAGGCCCAACAGGTAACTTTGTTGGCAACCGACCTGTTTTGGTTGACGATGCCACCTACTTTAAAGATACCTCAAACGGTACTTCATATGGCATCAAAATAATCAACGAGCAGCAGTACAACGGCATTGCTGTTAAGAACACAACCAGCACCTACCCGCAGGTGCTGTACGTCAACATGGGCTACCCCGACATTACGATGACGGTCTACCCTGTGCCGAGTAAGACACTTGAGTGGCACATTGTGTCGGTGGAGGAGTTGACTCAGCCAGCAGTGCTGGCGACTACGTTGTCATTCCCCCCAGGCTACCTACGATGTTTTAGGTTCAATCTGGCCTGTGAGATTGCCGCTGAGTTTGGCGTCGAGCCAAGCCCACAGGTGCAGCGAATTGCCATGACCTCCAAGCGCAACATCAAGCGCATCAACAACCCTGACGATGTGATGGCAATGCCTTACGGCATAGTCGCTAATCGTCAACGATATAACATTTACAGCAACAATTTTTAGGATAATTTTATGACTACCGTTGCCATCTCTAATTTGCCAGCCGCGTCTGCTGCCGCATCTTCAGACATTATTCCAATTGTGCAAGGCGGAACTACAAAAAGGCTAACAAATACCCAGTTGTTTGACAGCCCGACAATGGTGACGCCTGTGCTTGGCACAGTAACGTCAGGAAATATCAGCGCCTGTACCAGCACCAGCATGGTTATGGTGACGCCAGTTCTTGGCGCGGCTACGGGTACAAGCCTTGCGCTCACTGGTCTAGCCACCGTTGGCACAACCCTTGGTGTAACTGGAGTGTCCACGCTAACTGCTGGTGCGGTTATTCAAGGCATGACAGTCGGTAGGGGTCTTGCTGCTGTTGCCACAAACACGGCAGCAGGAGCCTCTGCTTTATCGGCAATTACAACTGGCAGTCAAAACACTGCCGTGGGCGCTAACGCTGCAAAATTTATTCAAGCCGCTGACAACTGTGTTGCCGTTGGAAATTCTGCGTTAATCAACGCTACCGCTGGCAATGGAAATACGTCAATTGGCTCAAATACATTGACAGCGGCAACTCCAGGTGCGCTCAATACGGCCTTGGGAAATTCTGCACTTCAAAGTGCAACAGGTGGTTCTAACACCGCAATTGGTAATTCAACACTAATATCTGCCGCAGGCGCTTGCGTAGCTTTAGGTAATTACGCTGGGCAGTATGAGACAGGCGCAAACGCTTTCTACATCAACAACCAAGACCGCACCAACACCGCAGGAGATCAAGCAAGTTCGCTAATGTATGGAACGTTTAACGCCACAGCATCTAGCCAAACTCTTAAAATTAATGCGGCTTTAACCGTTAATGGGCCTTTGGTAGGGGCTGTTCAAACCCTATCTGGGCCTGGGGTTGTAAATCTTATTACGTCAACTACTTCTTTTAGTTCAACTGCTGCTGGCAATGCACTGACGCTTGCAGATGGCGCACAAGGGCAAATCAAGATAATTGTTTATATCGCAGAAACAGCAGGCGGCGACACTGGTATTCTGACTCCTACCAACCTTGGCAGTGCAACCACAATTACTTTTAACAATGTTGGAGATGCAGTAACCCTTCAATATGTCGGTACTGATTGGTGGGTTGTTGGATTCCGTGGCGCTGTAGTAGCCTAATGAAATCGCCCATCCTTGGCAGCGCCTATGTTGCCCGTAGCGTCAACGCTGCGGATAATCGATGCGTCAACCTGTTTCCAGAAGTTGTCCCAGACGGAGGGCAGACGGGCGGGTTTCTAAACCGAGCGCCTGGGCTTGACTTGCTGGTGACGGTTGGGACAGGGCCGATACGGGGCTTGTGGACGTTTAACGGCGTTGGCTATGTGGTTAGTGGCACTGAACTCTACAGCCTTACCACGGCCTATGTAGCCACCTTGCGTGGCACGGTAGCAGGCACTGGCCCGGTTAGCATGAGCGACAACGGCACTCAGTTGTTCATTGCAGCCAACGGGCCGGGTTACATCTACAACAGCAGCACGGCAGTCTTTGCTCAGATCACAGACGTTGACTTTGCTGGCGCGTTAATTGTTGGCTACCTAGACGGTTATTTTGTTTTTACCCAGCCTGACAGCCAGATATTTTGGGTAACGCAACTGCTGGACGGCTCATCCGTTGACCCACTTGACTTTGCCAGTGCCGAGGGTTCGCCTGATGGTTTGGTCAGCATGATTGTTGACCACGGGCAAATTTGGCTGTTTGGCACTAACTCAGTTGAGGTCTGGTACGACTCTGGCGCTGCCGACTTCCCCATGACCCGCATCCAGGGTGCTTTCAATGAGATTGGCTGCGCTGCGGCTTTCTCTGTTGCCAAGTTGGACAACGGCATCTTCTGGCTAGGCGCAGATGCGCGAGGCCAAGGCATTGTCTACCGGGCCAATGGCTACACCGGCACTCGGGTCAGCACCCACGCCATTGAATACGCCATTGCCCAATACGGCGACATTTCTGACGCCATTGCCTACACCTACCAGCAAGAAGGCCATGCTTTTTACGTCCTGACATTCCCCACTGGCAACGCCACCTGGGTCTACGATGTGTCCACCCAGGCATGGCACGAACGGGCTGGGTTTGACAACGGCCTGTTTATGCGCCACAGGTCAAACTGCCAGATGGCGTTTAACAGCCAAATTGTGGTTGGTGACTACGTTAACGGCAACATTTACGCTTTTGACCTAGATGTGTACGCCGACAACGGCGGCATCCAAAAGTGGCTGCGTTCATGGAGAGGCTTGCCAACTGGTCAGAACAACCTCAAACGAGTGGTACACCACACCTTGCAACTTGACGCTGAGACAGGCGTAGGGCTAGGCGTCACGCCAGAGCAAACTGCTGATGGCATCATCACTGAGTTGGCAAACGTCCCACCAGC